ACGTTCCATTGCAAATGGTTCGTGCGGTTGGTGAGAATTCCTTCCAGCCTAAGATCGGATTCAAGACTCGCTACGGCATGGTCTCCAATCCTTTCTCAACTGGTACAGCTGCTTCCAGTGATGGATCACTCACATATAATACTAACGTTTATTACAGAAGATGTCTCGTAACTAACTTGATGTAATTTTGTACTAAATTTAGTTGTATAAATAAGGGTAAGAGGTCTAGTACTTCTTACCCTTTTTTTATGTTTATAGGATTCTATGCAAAACGCTCCAGAGAATATTAACTATCTATCTCCTACAGGATACAGATTTCAATGTCAAGCCTTTCCTGAGACTCAATTCTATTGTCAACAGGCTGTAATCCCTGGAGTTAATATTTCTGAAATAGAAGTAGCTACCCCGCATAGACCTCATTACGTAGCAGGTGATAGATTAAATTATGATGCATTCTCTATTACAATGATAGTAGATGAATATATGAGAAATTGGCAAGAAATACAAGAATGGATTATAGGATTAGGTAAGCCAGAAAATTTTGATCAGTATAGAAAAGCTAAGATAGAAGACAAAATAAATACACAGGCACAGTTATTCATATTGACTGGTTCAAAAAATCCATCAATGAGATTTGATTTCTATGATATATGGCCTAAATCTATATCAAGTATTCAGTTTGATATATCTGCTGCTGACATCGCTTATGCTACAGCTGATGTCGAATTCCAATATAACTATTATGAAATGACAAGGCTAAACCCATCACAAAAATAATATGAAATTAAGTGAAATTCAATCTATGTGGAAAGAAGATTGCCAGATAGATGATACTAAATTAGACTATGAACTAATTAGAATACCCAACCTACATAGCAAATACTTAGATCTGTATAATGATGAATGTCTCCAGCATAAGAAATACTATTATGAAAAGAAGAGATTAATCAAATGGAAGACTGTTTATTATGCTGGTAAGATGAGTCAGGATGAATTAGAAGAGCATGGTTGGGAACCATTTATGTATAAGTTAGTTAAAGGTAGTGAACCTAAATTAGAAACTTACCTTGAAGGTGATTCAGATATAATACAACTAAGCGAAAAATTAGACTATATAAAGCAGAAGGTTGACTTCTTAGAGTCGATTATTAAATCGCTAAATACAAGAGGATACAACTTGCGATCAGCAATTGACTTTTTACGATTTACAATGGGATCATGAAGTTACGTAAAGTAGATGATGTACACATGTTTATTGATTGCGATGCTGGGCAAGCAGCGGAGCTAAACGACTACTTTACTTTTGAAGTACCTAATGCAAAGTTTACTCCATCTTATAGAAACGGTTTCTGGGATGGAAAGATAAGATTATTCGATACTAGAAAAAGGCAATTGTACTATGGGTTATATGAGTACGTTAAAAAATTCTGTGAATCAGCAGACTATGAGCTACAAATTGATGAAAGTATTACGTTCGGTGATCATAATTTTAGCGATATTGATTGCACTAGATTTGCAGAGCGTCTTAATTTAAATTTAACACCGAGGGATTATCAGTTACAAGCTGTAAGACATTGTATTAATATGGATAGATGTTTACTTCTATCTCCTACAGCATCTGGTAAATCCTTTATAATTTATTTACTATTAAGATATTACAATACAAGGAGTTTGATAGTGGTACCAACGGTATCTCTAACACAACAAATGTATACCGATTTTCAAGAGTATGGTGATGAATGGGATGTTGCAAAGCATTGTCATTTAATTACCGCCGGTGCAGAAAAAGAAACAGATAAACAAGTAGTAATTTCTACATGGCAATCTATCTATAATATGCCGAGAAGTTACTTTAATGAGTTCGAATTTATGATAGGTGATGAAGCACATCTATTCAAAGCTAAATCTTTGACCTCAGTAATGAGCAAGCTCAAAAACTGTAGATGGAAATTCGGAACTACTGGTACATTAGATGACTCTCAAACTCATAAGTTAGTATTAGAAGGTCTATTTGGTCCTGTACATCAAGTAACATCTACATCAGATTTAATAGATGCGGGTTACTTAGCTAAGTTTGATATACAATGTCTTATACTTAAATATAGTGAACAAGAAGCAATGTATGTTAAGAAACTTACATATCAGGATGAGATAGAATTTTTAGTAACTCACGAAAAAAGAAATAGATTTATTCGCAACCTTGCCTGTGATCAAAGAGGTAATACTTTATTGCTGTTTCAATATGTAGATAAGCATGGTAGAGTACTACATGATATGATACAGAACAAAGTAGATAAAGATAGAAAAGTATTTTTTGTATATGGAGGAGTAGATGGATCAGACAGAGAAGAAATCAGAAGAATTACTGAACGAGAATCCAATGCCATCATCGTTGCTAGCTTTGGCACGTTCAGCACTGGTATCAATATTCGCAATCTTCATAATATCATTTTTGCTAGTCCTAGTAAGTCTAAGGTAAGAAACTTACAGTCTATTGGTCGTGGTTTAAGAAAAGGTGATAAAAAGAATGCAGCTACTTTATATGATATTGCGGATGACTTATCACATAGATCATATATTAATTATACGCTTAAACATTTTAAAGAGAGAATATCTCAATATAATGAACAACAATTTAAATATCGTATGTTCCATATAGGGTTTTAGGATTATATTCCCCCCTGCATCCAACATATAGATTATAGGAACTTTTTCACAAAAAATCAAGAAAAAAATGACCACTTGATTTTATTAAGAAAATAAGGTATAATATGTCATTAAAAGATCAGGCTCAAGATGTACTAATACAGGATGGTAGAATTCTATTACCTAATAATAGATGGGCGCCTTATCAGCAACTGGAACATGAATACATTCATAATAATAGTATAGATTCAGTCTTTCATAATACTATTGAATTAAATTTAGATAAATGGATTAATTGTGTTACTGATTATGGTTATGGAGATATAACTTGTAATCTAAACTATTGGTTATGGATGAATGAGCTAAGACCTATCAAAATAAAAATACTAGTAGATGAAACTCATTACAATAAAGAGTTTGGAAACAAAGAAACTACAATTGATAAAATTGATTTTTATATAAGAGAATTTTGTGGCTCAAATATTGAATATCAATATTCGACAATAAGAAGAAGCTTTGGAAATCTTTTAAGAACATATAAGAGTGCTTTTAGAGGAAAGAGCTTAATGAAGCATACAGAGAAAACTTTTAGAAGTATGTGGCATAAGTATGTTCCTGTTAATTTAGAGCAATATTGGTTTGTACCTCTTTCAATGCAGATGGAATGGTATCCAGTAAAAGATGAATGGAAGATGCCAAAAGAAAAGAAAGCAGTTTTATATAGATATCAACCTCCTAAAGATTGGGATTTGATAGATAATTATTCTTTTGAAAATATCGGTGATAAGATGATATCTCAAGATGAAAAAGTAGTTAAAAAGTATTGGGATGATTTAGAATCTGCTTTACAAAAAGAGGGTTATAAAGTAGAATATTTAACTTATAAAATGGCTCCTAAAACAATTTGCTCAAAGCTTCAAAAAGCAACCCTTTGTGTTTCTTCCAGAGGAGGTTTTTCATATCTAGCACAACATATAGGTACTCCTACAGTATCCATCTATCCTCCAGCAGAAACTCTTCTTAACAGAAACTACAATGGACAGCACGTTCAGTTTCATAATAGATGTATTAGATTGTTTGATCCTGTAGAGATATCAAAGGTAGATATTGATTCTTTAGTAGAAAGAAGTACGCTCGAAAAGTCAGTTGCATTTTATAAGAGAATAAACTATAATACATTGGAAAAGATGCAAAGGTTAGAAAAGGATGTGCAAGGTTTTAACTCCGAAACCGCAAAGCGTTATAGAAGGGAGTTACAAAAAGACGCACAACCTCAGGAGGAAGTAAAGACTAAGTCTAAATCGAAGGCTAAAACTAAATCTAAAAAATAAATTATGGCAAAGAAGAAATCAATACATTATGTAGATAATAAGAAGTTTCATGAAGAGATGGTAGCGTATAAAAATCATTGTGCGGATGTTAAAAAGAAAGATCCTGATGCTGATGTACCTATTATACCTGATTACATAGGTGATTGCTTTATGAGAATAGCGGAGAGGTTAAGTCTTAGACCTAACTTTGTTAATTATGCGTTTAGAGATGAAATGATATCTGATGGTATTGAGAATTGCGTTCAATCTGCTCATAATTTTAATCCGGAAAAATCTTCTAATCCTTTTTCGTACTTTACTCAAATAATCTATTACGCTTTTATTAGACGTATTCAAAAAGAAAAAAAGCAGCTATATATTAAGTACAAGTCTATTCATAACAATTCTATGTTATCGGATAGTGTAGCTTTATCAGAGCATGATGATTCTACTAATAAGTTTAATGTAGAAGTTCTAACTGAAGAGCAAAAAGCAAACATCTATAAATTTGTAGGTGACTTCGAAGCATCTATTGAATCCAAAAAAGTAAAAAAGACATCAACGTCTAATACATTAATGAAGTTTGTAGAGGACGCTGAACCCGCAACATGATAACAGCAATAATAACTGATACACATTTCGGTGCTAGAAATGATAGTATAGCTTTTAGCAATTACTTTGCTAAATTCTATAATGATATATTTTTTCCATACCTCAAAAAGCACGATATTAAACATGTAATACATATGGGAGATGTTTTTGATAGACGTAAGTTTATCAATTATAAAACTCTGTATGATGCACGTAATTACTTCTTTAATCCTTTGAGAGACAATGATATACAATGCTGGATGCTAGCAGGAAATCATGATACCTTCTATAAGACAACTAATGAAGTTAACTCGGTAGGATTATTGTTACAAGAGTATGATAATATTCAAGTTTTTGATACAGCAGTTGAAATGGAAAACTGTGTATTAATGCCCTGGGTATGTAGTGGTAATTATGAAGAGAGTATTGATCTAATTAAGAATACAAAAAAAGATATAATGTTTGGTCATTTTGAGATTGATGGTTTTGAAATGATAAGAGGTCAATTTTGTTCTGGTGGATTAGATCGAAAGCTCTTTGAAAAATTTGATATGGTTTTCAGTGGACATTTTCATCATAAGAGCGATAACGGTACTGTTTACTATACAGGTAATCCATATCAAACTAATTGGTTAGATTATAAAGATCCTAGAGGTTTTCATATATTTAACTTTGATAATAGAGAGCTAACATTCATACAAAATCCGTATGAGATGTTTCATAAGTTTTTCTATAACGATGTTGACTGGACTTTGGAAGAGGTAAACGAAATGGACTTTGATGAATGGCAACAAGCATATGTTAAAATTGTAGTAGAGAATAAAACTAATCCTTTCTTCTTTGATGTCATCTTAGATAAGATGTATAAGTCCGGAGTAGGTAACATAAATGTTGTTGAATCGTTTGCTGAATTAGATGATGATGAAGATATAGTAGATGAAGCACAGGATACAATATCCATTTTGTCAACTTACATTGATAATTTAGAAACTAATGTTGACAAAAAAAGACTGGATTTATTGATGAGAAGCCTGTATAATGAATCATTAACCTTAGAATAAGAGAAAAATGCTTTCAGATCATCATGAGATAAGAGCAAAAGAAGAACCTGAGCGCTATGGTAAGAGTAAAGAGAAGCTAGTACCGTTAGAGTTAGAATTAGATTCAGATCTTCTTCTCAAACTATTTACTGCAGCTCATGAAATGGATATAACTTTCAATGAGTTCTGCAACAGAGTCATTAAAAAAGAATTAGACAATATAGATTACAAATTCGAAAACGGAACTAAGCCTCAATTCCTCTCTGAAAATTAATGATCCTGTTTAAGAATGTTCGCTACAAAAACTTTCTAAGTAGCGGAAATGTATTTACCGATATACAACTCGATCGAGCTCAAACTACCTTAATAACTGGTGAGAATGGTGCTGGTAAAAGTACTATGCTTGACGCTATAACCTTTGGGTTATTTGGTAAACCATTTCGTAAAATCAATAAGCCTCAATTAGTAAACTCTATCAATGAAAAAGCCTGCGTAGTAGAGGTTGTATTCATGATAGGTAAGAAAAGTATATTAGTACGCAGAGGCATAAAACCTAATATATTTGAAATAGAGGTTGATGGTCAGCAGTTACAGCAAGATGCTAATATCAGAGATTTTCAAGAATACTTAGAAAAGCAGATCCTCAAACTAAACTATAAATCTTTTACTCAAATTATTATCTTAGGCAACTCTTCTTTTGTACCTTTTATGCAATTGAAAGCTCAAGATAGAAGAGCAATTATCGAAGATCTGTTAGATATTCAGATATTCTCAAGTATGGGTAATATACTTAAGACCTATTCAGCAGAGAATAAGTTAAAGTTAGATGAGAATAGATCATCAAAGAATCTAATTGAGAATAAAATAAATCTAAAAGAAGACTATATAATACAGTTAAAGAATAAGACTAAAAATTTAGTAAGTAAGTTTGAGAAAGATATTAATAAAAATCTATCTCAAAAAGAATCTATTCTAAAAGAAATGGCTGAAGCTAATAAAGATGTAGAAGAGCTTTTAGGTCAGGTTGAAGATGCAAAACAAATAGCAGAGAAACATGATAAACTTACAGAATATCAGCGTTCCATACTCAGGAACGTTGATACCGAGCAGAAGAGTATCTCCTTCTTTGAGTCAAATGATGACTGTCCGACATGTAAACAGGACATCGATCACGCTTTCAAGCACAAAGAGATTAGCGAAAAGCAAGAAAAGATCAAGAAATATGAGAATGCTATTGAAGAAATTGACAAACAACTGGGCGATGTTAGAGCAAGACTTTCAGCAATACAGCAGATACAAGAAGACATACAGTCTAAGCAGACCCAAACACAATCGCTCAATAATAGTATAAATGCTATTGATCAATATATTGAAAAGATACAAAAGCAAATTGAAGATATTCAAGCTGATACTGGAGATATCAAAGCTGAAAAGAAACAGCTAAAAGAGTTTGAAAAAGAGTTAGAAGATGTTGATATACGGAGAAGTGAACTTGTAGTAGAAAGTGAAGTATACAATGTAGCTAAGAATATTCTAAAAGATGAAGGTATCAAAGCTCGTATAGTAAAGCAATACCTACCTATTATGAATAAGCTTATCAATAAATATCTAACTCAAATGAACTTCTTCATATCTTTTAACCTTGATGAAAATTTCAATGAAGAGATCAAATCTAGATTTAGAGATGATTTTACATATGATTCTTTTAGTGAAGGTGAGAAGATGAGGATTGACTTAGCTCTATTGTTTACATGGAGAGCAATAGCTAAGTTAAAAAATTCTGTCAATACTAATCTGCTTATCTTAGATGAGGTATTTGATAGTTCGTTAGATGGTGAAGGTACTGATGAATTTATGAAGATAGTTAACGAACAGGGAAGTTCTACAAATGTATTTGTTATTAGTCATAAAGGTGATACATTGTACGATAAATTTAGAGTACATATGAGATTTAAGAAACATAAAAACTTTAGTATAATAGAATGAAAACGTTAGTACATGAAGACCACAATTTATTAAGTGAACCGTGCATTCCTTTTAGCCGTCTAGCACCTCCGATGGATGCAATGCAATTACATGATGAGTTACTTGAAAGTATGCATCATTTTGGAGGTGTAGGCTTATCATCTAATCAAATAGGATACAAATATAAAGTATTTTCTATGATTCATGATGATAAAGATATGGTACTTTATAACCCGGAGATAATTGAAGAATCAGAAGAAATGGTAATAGAGTCAGAAGGTTGTTTAAGTTATCCCGGACTATTCGTAAAAATGGCAAGACCTAAGAGCGTATCTGCATCATGGGAGAATGCAGATGGTCAAAGCTTTTCAGGTTATTTTTCTGATCTTTCTGCACGAATATTTTTGCATGAAATGGATCACATGGATGGAATCGCATTTTATCAGGATGCAAAGAAAATACATATGTTAAGTGCAAGGAGAAAAAGAAAAGCAAATTTAAAAAAATTACAAAAATTTAATCCAGAGTTATGGCAAAGTCATATAAACAACAAAAAACTAAAGAAAGATTTTCAAAAGACGTTGTAAGTAAGCAACGCAAAAAAGAACGCCAATTTGGTAAAGATTTGGCAAACAACTACATTGAATTTGATGAAGAGGAAGAAGATGTATACATCGACGAAGACGTTTACGGGGTTACCGTGCGCTCATAGACAATGGAGAGATGAGGGTCATTGCAGTTTAGTTCATGGTTATGATAGAACTGTTATTATGACTTTTGGTTGTAGTGAAACAGATGAAAAGGAATGGGTTGTTGATTTTGGAGGACTTAAAGAAGTAAAGAAATGGCTTGAAGAAAAGTTTGATCATACTTTACTTATAAATGAAGATGATCCAATGAGACACGTATTTGAAGAGCATGATGGAAAGCTTTGGAGATTAACTATAATGCCAAATATTGGTATGGAAGGAAGTGCTAAGTATATTTTCGATCATGTTGATCCTATGATTAAAGAAATGACTAATGATAGATGTTGGGTTGTTAGTGTTGAATGTAGAGAAAATGTTAAAAATTCAGCTATCTATACTAACGAAAGACCAATGTTAACAATAAAGGAAGGATGAGCAAAATAAGATACTCTGAAATGTTTTATAGCATTCAGGGTGAGGGTAGATGGGTAGGTATACCCAGTGTATTTTTTAGAATGTTTGGATGTAATTTTGAATGCGCTGGGTTTGGTCAAGAAAGAGGTAAACCTCTAATTCCAAGAGATCAAATGCCTTGGAAAAATATTGATGTTAGTAAATATAAATCTGTTCAACAATTACCTGTGTTTAGTATTGGATGCGATAGCTCTGCTAGTTGGGCTAAAGAATATATGCATCTATCTCATTTTGAAGATACTTCTATTATAGGTGATAAGTTATTAGCTCAAACTCCTGGAGCAGATTGGAAAAATAACGGACAGGATATTCACCTTATTCTAACTGGAGGTGAACCTATGATGTGGCAGAAGCAGCTGCCTGATTTATTATCTGATCTATCTGTAGTTGAAGTTGAAAATATAACTTTTGAAACTAATAGTACATTTGCTTTAAAACCGGACTTTGCTAGATTCCTAAATGATTTATCTCATAATACTAAGTATACTTGGTCTTGTAGTCCTAAGTTAAGTATTAGTGGTGAAAAATGGGAAAAAGCTATTAAGCCTGAGAACTGGGAGCAATATGCAAGTGTTCTTAATAGTGATTTGTATCTTAAATTTGTAGTAGCTGATGAATATGATTTAGATGAGATAGAAAAGATACAAAAAATGTATGATATTCCTTATGATATTTTCTGTATGCCTTGCGGAGGTACTCAGGAAATGTTAGCTAATACTAAACTTAATGTTGCTGAGAAAGCAATGGAAAGAGGATGGAAGTATTCTCCTAGATTGCATGTTGACCTATTCGGGAATAAGTGGGGAACATAAATACAATAGAAGGAGAATTCTATGGCATCTGTTGTAAATTTATTTGTAGATCAAGGATCGGACTATACTTTAACTTTAACAGTTAAAGACGATGATGGTAATGCTACCGATTTAACTGGTTATACAGTAGAAGCATATTTTCAAAAATGGACAGGAGCAACTCAAGTCTATAAATTTACTACTACAGTCACAGATGCATCTGCAGGTAAAGTTCAAATAACATTAAAAGGTTCAGTATCTGATGATATTCCATCAGGTAGATATAGCTATGATGTTGTAATTAATCATGCATCTAATGATATTACAAGAAGAGTTATTCAAGGTTCATTAGTACTTAATCCCACCGCAAGCCCAAAGGGCGCCACATTATTAGAGACTGGTAATAAATTATTATTAGAAAGTTAGGAGTTGAATGAGTGACGGCTTCGAAGGTCTCTACTCTGGATCATATGAAGGTACTTACGTAGGAAGTTACATAGGTGCATATGAAGCAGTTTACTCTGCTGGATATGAAGGATCTTACGAAGGTGCATTAGCAGAAACATATTCTGGAGGTTTTTTAGGTTCTTACGGTGCCGATGTTTATTCTAGAGGATGGGCTGGTAATTATGCTGCTGCTCCATTTTTAAGTTATCAAGGAATTTATTCCAGAGGGTATGAACTTACTTATCACGGAATATATTCAGGTCAATTTGAAGGACAATACGAAGGATCATTCGTATCAATATATTCCGGACAATATGATGCTTATTATAGTGGAGTATATGGAGCAGATTTTGCAGGAATGTATTCTACAGCTTATGCAGGTACATATTCTCTTAACATAGGAGATGTAACTGTTGAAACTGTTACTAAGTATCACGGAAAACCTGTATCAACTATAACTACCAGTTCTTCCGGATCTGTTGAACTTGATGTATCTTCTGGAGGTGGTTCAATTGTTACAACCGGAAGTAATCAACCAGGTAAAGCAGCTATAACTCGTATAGCATCTAATGATACAATAGTTCATTTAGGTATAGTTGATTTAGAAAACTTAACTGTAGATTTAAAACCTAAAGCTGTAGCAGCCGGAGAAAAGGCTCCTGGATTAGGTACAAGTGATAGACCATTTGGAGATCTATTTTTACAAGGAAATACTCTAACATTATCTACAAGGTCTATTTCAATTACTGAATCAGGGGGAGCTGAGTATATTGATTTTGGTGCTAATACTATTATTGGAGCTACTCAAGTTACAGGAGATAGATTATTAGCTTTTGCTGATCAATTAAAGATAACGGGATTAACAGATGTTAGTTTAGCAGGTCTTAATGATGGTAATATTTTAAAATGGAGTGTAAGTCAAAATAAATGGGTTCCAGGAACACCATCAACAATTGAATCATTACAATTATATCAATTAGAAGATGTAGATACTGCAGGTCTTTTAAATGGTTATGTTCTTAAATGGAATGCTCTTATTAATAAGTGGGAAGTAGGAAGTCCAGATGTAGCAACAAGCGTAGACTTATCTACTTCTGATATCGGTGATTTAGGCAACGTAACTAAAATTCCATACCCTCATAGTTCAGTTTTTCAATATAATACTATTGAGGATAGATGGAAGGCAGTTGCTCCTGATTCAATAAATTTTGAAGATTTAACTTCAGGAACCTTAACAGTAAATACTGAAGTTGTTTATTCAACAACCAGAACTGTTCAAGCTACTGCCGGAGAGGTAGTTGCTGACTCCTTTAGTATAAATACATACAGATCTGCAAAATATATAATCACCTGTGAAGACTATACAACAGATAATAAGGGTTACTGGACAGGTGAAATAATTTTAGCTCATGATGGCACAAATGCAGTAATAACGGTATTTGGTGAAGTTGAAATAGGCGATCAGTCAATGAATCCGATTATTGCGGCTGATATAAGTTCAGGTAATGTTAGATTAAAAGTAACTACGACATCAGATCAACAAGTAGTTACAAGTCATCGTTCAGTCATTACCAAATATACGTAATACTACTGAGGAATTAGTAAATGGCACAACAACAATTTAGAGTAAGAGGTGGTTTAAAATCTGATGCCAACGTAACTCTATCCGGAACTCCTACTAACGGTACTGTAGCAACTGGTGGTAAAATTTTAAATGTGGACAATAATGCTAATGTCCATTCCAGAACATTTTCACAGACCAAAGGTGATATAGATGCAGGAGCATTAGATGGTGTAGTTGCCGGAAATGGTATTACAGTTACAGCTAAGCAAGGTGGAGGTACTGGTACTGATACTCAAACTATTACATTAGGTACTCCGGATACTTTAACAGCAACAACTACAGATTCAGCTACAACAGGTTCACATACTCACGCAATAACAACATCAAATGATACGGGTACAGCAACATCTGCAGTTATCTTAGCTGCTAACTCTACCGGTGGATTAAAAGTTAATAACTTTTCTACAGCTGGCGTATCTACATTTACCGGTAATGCTACTTTTAGTGCTAATGTTACTGTAGATGGTACATTATTCGTTGATGGTACTCTTACCTATGTTAACGCTACAAACTTAAGTGTTAGTGATCCTTTAATTACTCTATCAGTTGGTGGAGATGGAGCAGCTCCTACTAATGACCAAGGTATTTTAATTAATAGAGGAACTTCAGCTAACGTTGCAATGATATGGGATGAATCAGAAGATGAATTCATCTTTATGCAAACTACTGCAGGCGGAACAGATACTGGAAACTTAAATGTATCTGATTACGTTAATATGCATGCAGGTACTATCAAAGCTGATGATCAGGTAAATGTAACAGGAACTACTGCTTCTTCTAATACATCTACGGGTGCTATAACTACAGCTGGAGGTTTAGGCGTTCAGCAGTCCATTCACGGTAATACAGTAACAGCAGTTCATGCAACTAATGCAACATCCAATACCACGGGCTCATTACAATCTACGGGAGGCCTAGGAGTTGCATTATCAGCAGTAGTCGGTGGGGATCTAACCGTTCATACTGATGTATATCATAAAGATATAGCTAGAACTCTAGTAGCTTCAGCAACTATTGCAAATGGAGCTAATGCATTTCTATTTCAAATTCCTATTGCTAACTACTCAGCAGGTGAAGCTATACTAAAAATGAAAGCTGGAACTAATGAAACTGCTATTCACAAATATCTATTTTGTGAAAGCGGAAGTGGAGCTGTAGAAAATAATGAATATGGTACATTAGGTCACGCTATAGGAGCCACAATTACTTTTGAAATGACTGATGGATCTGGAAGTTCAGGTTCTACTCATATAGGAATGAAAGTAGCTAATGCTGATGGAATTTCTATTACAGCTAAGGTCGAGGCAACATTCTTCTCAGTTTGATAAATGGGAACAAAATCATTTGAGGTTGGCAACGGTTTAAAAGTAACCGGGAGCGCAGAATTTACGGGCTCTCCATTAATGTCACAACTTGCTGAAGTAAAAATATTTACAGTTACAGTAGCAGATAAAACAGCAGTTCATCCTAATTACGGAAATGGAAGTGATTCCGGTTATTTAATTAATGATATAGAAGGACCCTGGCTTATTTTAACTCAGGGACTTTATGAATTTCGTCAGGATGATAGTTCCAATTCAGGCCATCCATTAAGATTTAGTGAAACAAATCATGGAACTCATAATAGTGGTACGGAATATACTACCGGAGTAACAACTCAGGGAACTCCTGGAAGCGCCGGAGCATATACAAGACTAAATGTTACTTCAACAACTCCCAAAGTATTATATACCTATTGCACCGCACATAATGGAATGGGGCATGGTTTAACTAATATAGGAAATGAAACTTCTTCTTCTGCAGGTGCTAGTTTGCAGGATAGAGGAACAGCATATGCTACTACATCCACAATTGGAGTTGATGTAGCAGACAATATAACAATTTCAGGTTATGATACTTACTGTCTTTTAAAAGTTCAGACTAGTATAGCAGCTTGGGTTACAATTTATACATCATCAACAGCTAGAGCAAATGATTCAGGAAGAGATATTGATACCGATCCGGATCCCGGATCTGGAGTTATTTGTGAAGTAATAACCTCAGGAGGAACAACACAAAGTTTATCTCCTGGAGTCATTGGATATAATGAATCTGAATCTGACAGTGGAAATATATATCTAAAAGTAGTTAATAAATCAGGTTCAACCAATCCAGTAACGGTTACTTTAACTCTCGTACAATTGGAGAATTAATGTCTGAGAAAGAGTATATAGTAACTCTTAATAATCATGATGACTTAGATCAATTTTATAGTGAGATGGAATCTAATACATCTACTGAACATATCCCAGAAAAAAACTTCACAGTTGAAAATCGTAGAGAGATAAGCAGAAATACTCATTATGCAATGACAGATGCTGAAGCTGATCAAATACGTAATGATCCCAGAGTTTTAGCTGTAGAAGAAACTCCAGAAAATAGAGGATTTAAAGTTGAACCTTGTTTTACATGGGATTCTACTCAACATTTTCCTAGAGCTACTGGAAATAACGATGATGTTCAATGGGGTATTTTAAGATGTTATACTGGAGCATCTTCATCAGCAGAATATATAGGGTCAGCTACTACGTTATCTACACTTAATACTGGGCATGAAGAAGGTGAAAATGTAGATGTAGTTATAGTAGATGGATTCCTCGATCCCAATCATCCCGAATATGCAGTAAATAGAGATGGTACTGGAGGAACCAGGGTTATTCAATATGCATGGAAAGCAGGATATTCATACAGTGGAGGAAGCGGAGAAGATAATGATCACGGAATGCATGTAGCTGGAACCGCTTGTGGTAATAGACAAGGATGGGCAGTTAAGTCTAATATTTACAACATAAATCCATACGATGGTCAATATGGAAGTTCTACTTTAATGGATGCAATTAGAACTTTTCATAATGCTAAAACAAATGGATACCCAACAGTAGTTAATAATAGTTGGACTTATATCAAATATGATTCATTACCTATTAGTCAAGTATATTATAGAGGTACTCTTTACGAAGATGTAGATAGAAATGATGCTAGGGATTATGGAATACACTGCCCTAATACAACGCACTGGAAAATATCATCTGTTCAAACTGCTATGGATGCAGATATTAACGATGCTATAGCTGACGGTATAATAATGGTTGGAGCAGGTGCAAATTTTAATATGAGAATAACTGCATCAGGTGATACATCTGATCAAGATTACGATAATTATTTAAAAGATGGATTTGGATTTCAATCTCCTTATTATTATGCAAGAGGAGGATCTCCTTGTCATTCAAATGGTGCTATATGTGTAGCATCGGGAGGATATGCTTACTTAGGTGGACAATACAGACCAGATACTAAAAGTTCTTTTAGTAATAAAGGTCCGAGAATGGACGTATTTGCTCCAGGACAACATATTCTAAGCTCAGTTAAAAATCAATCTTGGGGTACTGTAGATAATAGAAATGGAAGTTATAAAATTGCAAATTTTTCTGGTACTAGTATGGCATCACCTCAGGTAGCAGGAATATTAGCTTGTGTAGTAGGAGTTTATAGAGATTTTACCCAAGCAGATTGCTTAGATTATTTAATAAGTACTTCCACAAGAGATCAGGTTTATGATTCAGGATCATCAAATCAAGATGATTTTTATAATTTGATGGGAGCTCCTAACAGATATTTACACTTTAGAAAAGAGAGAAAATGGGGAGGGCATGTTTGGCCTGATCCGGATAGAAGGTTAAGAAATCCACGCTCAACTTCATCCAGAGTAGCATTTCCCCGAATGAAAAGAAACTACAACAGCGGAAACTCATAAAAATAAATGTGCGGATTCTTCGGAATTAGTGATAAAGATTTAATTGACTGGAATAGAGTAGATTTAGAAGATGTAAATGAAAGAGGAGAATATCAATTTCCTTTCATTGGAAAAAAGGTATTTCTTCATCAAAGCGTCTTACCAGTTACAGGTAGATTTCCAGGTCCTAAAGTATTTGAAGCAGGACATAAACATTTTACATTTACAGGTGAAATATATAATGCTCCTCATAAAGGTTATGCAAACGATACAGAATGGCTTCAAGAAAAGATAGCTAAAGGTGATCTTAATTTTGATAATGTAAACGGACAATATGCTATCTCAATCTATGACAAAAAAGAACAAACAATAACTTTAATCAGAGATCCTGTAGGACAGGTTCCTCTTTTTTACTATAATGAAGATTGTTTAATTTTTAGTAATACTATAAAATCTATAGCTAAAGTAATAGATGCTAAAATAGATAAAGCGTTTATAAAAAGATGGCATCAATTAAGACATTATACATTAAATGAAACTCACTTTAAAAAGATAAGATTGTTTCCTAAAGGTTTAGTGATGACATTTAACATGCGGGGTAAAGCCCTCAGATCTAACGTCATTAAACCTAAACGGATAAACAACAGTAATGTAAAAAAGCTCTTAAAGGATATGCAACATGATTATACATCCCATAGGACGACTTGCGGGATAGTATCTGGAGGAGTTGATAGTTCAGTTATATCTGCTCTTTATAGAGATAGTATGGATTGTCACGTTACTACTGTTAATGAAGATAAGTGCTGGGCATCTACAGAAACTAGAAACTATGGATTTTCAACTAGTCTTATAGAAGTTAAGAATGATGAAAAACAATGGTGTGAAGCTGCAGAAGAATATATTAACAAATCTTGGATGGTTCCTTATACTTGGAGTTATGTAGGATACTATATAATGGGCAAAGAGTTAAAACCGAGAGTAAAAGTAGTAGCGACCGGTGAAGGCGCTGATGAGATATTTGGAGGATATGACGTCTATAAGACAGATAAACTATCCAAATATTCATTAAGATGGAATGGCAGAGGCTTAGATCATAAATACAAACAACAAATAGCAAAACAAGTCTCAAAATTTAATAATGTAGCACAAGCTAACAAATACTTGGATCAGAGATCCTTTCTCCCCTGTGCAGCTATTGGTGCAAATTTAGCTTTAGGAATGAGTTGCATAGAATCAAGAAATCCATTTTTGGATCACTCAATCTTTTATAATGACGCATTCGTTGAAGATATAGGAAAAAATAGATTAGTAAAGATATTTAAAGACGTATTTGGATTTGATCCTCCTAAAAAACAAGGATTTTCCGGATATATGAACGAATTATATAATTATGTTAATGGAACAAACATACAAAATGACCCCAAAGACATTAGTCTATGGAAGGATGCGTGCTTTAAGATAATAGAAAAATTATGATAGATTTTTGGGTTGGTTATACCCCTGGAAGAGAAATTGCTAATAGAAAGTGTAGACAATCATTAGCTCAATTTGGAGTAGTTACTCACGATGTACCTCACTATTGGGTCCCTAAAACAAATAATCCATTTGCAAGAACAAGATACTTAGTACCTCTTATTGATTATAAAAAAGAACATAAATGGGTTGCTTTTGTAGATGATGACTTTCTATTTTTTAAAAATCCATTATCATTGTATGATACATTAGATGATAGTAAAACAGTATATGTAGCTAAACATCCAGAATATGTATCAGTAACTACAATGAAGATGGAAGGCAAAGAGAAAAGAAAAGGTTGGAGAAATATGAACTACCCCAGAAAGAATTGGAGTAGTTTAATGATCTTCAACAAAGAAAAATTTCCTTTATCTATAGAAGAGATTTTTCATTCTCCTATGAGCTATTTACACCAGCTTGAATGGGCTGAGCCAGAGGAGAAAAGTATAGGTTCTATTCCTTTAGAATGGAACTGGTTGGTAGGGGAAGAACATTGCCCTTATCGTGAAGATATTAACGCTGCTCATTTTACCTTGGGAGGTCCTTGGTATGAAAAGTGGCCAGAATCTAGTTATGATAAACTATGGTTAGAAATGGAAGAGTATGATTTCAGTAAAGATTGGTCATAGCGATAACAACCAGGGAAAGGTTATTAAAGCTATGCAAAAACTTAAGCAGATTGTTTCCCGTGAAGGTATTCTTAATGAAGTGAAAAAGAGAAGACATTACGTTAAGCCTTCTATGCAAAAAAGGTTAAAGCGTGAGGAAGCTGAGCGACAGAGAATTAAAGATATTCGTAAGGATATTAAACAAGCTGAGCGATTAGAACAACAAATGTGGGGATAACATTTGGGTAAATATTCAGAGAAGATACAGCAGAACAATCGTTGTAAACGAAAGTTCAGAGATAGTTTAATGAATTATGTAATGACAATGCTACCTATGGAACATGAGAAAACTATCACATTATTCGCCGAGAGAGCCTTATTAGAAGCTTATCAAAATGGCAAAAAAGACGGAAGTCTAACTCCTACTGCACATACAGAAATCAGAAAAAGACGTTGATTTCTTCTCAAAAAGTTCGTATAATATAGCATCTAACCTGAAATAGAGGATGCTATGCCTAGAATATACGATACTGTTGGTGTGAATTTGAATAAAGGTACGAAGAGAGTGAATTCTGTAGCTCCCGGTTGTACTATCGAATACGAAGCGGATATTCCTGATGAAGAAAGAGATAGAAGAGTTCGAAGACCTGCAAAGAGAAGCGCATCTAGAAAAGCGATCGAAAAAGAAATCCTCGAGTTCAAGAGGCAAAGAGAGTCGATCGGATATAGAGTCGATACCGAGATCAAAGGAATCAATGGGGCTACTGTCAAGATTACTTCGATGGCTGACAAAGACCTGAATAACTGGAATGCTCCTCCTAAGCAGCAGACTGGTGAAGTTCCTGATGGTTTTACTATCGCTCCTGCTTATAATAAAGGTGCATATCAGATTGTACCCAGAGATGATACTGACGCATATACTCATAGAAAATGATTAAATATTCAACAGAGTTATTATTTCATTTACTCTGTTATGAATGTCATAATTGGTGGAGCTATGCCTCCACCGAGAATTATAAACCTAAAACTATGTTTTGCCCTCATTGTGGGCATGAAAGTAAATTAGAACCAATAGAAGATAATGGATAAAGTACATTTGTTAAAGTTGACAACTGGTGAAGAGGTAATGTGTAAACTTGAGGAAAAAGAAGATACATATGAAATGGTAGATGCTGTATCTTTTAGATGGGGATTAGAATGGGATGAAAATCTTGAAAGAAATGTTGAAAGATTACAGCCTTCTTCATTTCCAGTAAATGCTTCTTTAGGAAGGTATGAGATTAGGAAAGAAAATGTAATGGTTATTTGCCCTCCTAGATCTGAAGCTGTTACAGTATATCACGGCTTTGTTGCAAGCGTTTTAAATTATACTACTAACCAGCCTAATCCTAATTCTTGATAAATAGTTATGGGTAAGGATAACTATGATGTGAGTAAGGAATTTAATGGCGTATACCGACAAAGTGGTGGACCACTTTCAAAATCCAAGAAATGTAGGATCATTAGATAAAAATAGTAAAAACGTAGGCACAGGCCTAGTCGGAGCCCCTGAATGTGGCGACGTAATGAAACTCCAGATAGAGGTTAATGATGACGGAAACATTACTGATGCTAAGTTTAAGACTTTTGGCTGTGGTTCTGCTATTGCTGCTAGCAGTCTTGCTACTGAGTGGGTTGCTGGTAAATCAATTGATGACGCTCTTAAACTGGATAACACCCAGATCGTTGAAGAGCTATCCCTCCCTCCTGTTAAAATTCACTGTTCAGTCCTTGCAGAGGATGCAATCAAAGCGGCTATAGCTGATTATAAGAGTAAACAAAATGAAAAAGTTTAAAGATACTGTAGAAGTAACTCTCAAAGATATCATTGAGGCTAAGGTAATCAACAAAAGGTTTACTGGAGCTCATGTAAGTATCACTAAAGATACAATGAAGCAGGCAAAGAAAGAGAAGGAAGAGAGAAGAAAGAAGCAACTGCAGAGGATAGGGCTTGAAAACATGCAAATGTATGAAGGCACTTGGGCTACTCCAGATACACCTAAAAAGATGGGACAGCTAAAGAAGCTTCTTAAAGGTAAATTAACAGCTAAAAATGCACCTAAGTTATTATATAATTTAGTAGGTAATGATGATTTATTTGATCTCATTGGAGAGATTAGAAAATCAGAAGGCCCTAATGCTGATGTTAGAGATGCAGTTAAATTTTGGTTAGCTGCTCATCCTGAAGTAGGCTTTAAAGAAGATACTGATTATACATCTCCTGAAGAGATAAATGAGCTTCTTAGTGGATTAGCTACAACAGCAGCTGTAGGATATGCAGCGGGTAAAATAGGACAAGGATTTGCTTCGGGTGTAGGAAAGTCGGTAGCTGATAAAGCATTAGGAGCAAAGAGATTTAGAAAAGACAAGCCAAAGCCTAAAACTAATGAAAAGTTAGATAAAAATTCTGATATGGGTGACTATATTGACGACTTTCAAAAATCAGATGCTCCTCAGTTTAAAGGTAAGTCCAAAGAAAAAAGAAAAGAAATGGCTATCGCTGCTAAATTATCATCAGAAGGTAAACATTCTAGTAAAGATGTAGATGCAGCTATAGCTAAAATGGATGCCAGTAGTGAATTTGGTAATGATTATTTTATGAAATCTAGAGGACGTAAAGGTAAATCTAAAAAGAAATGATAGAATTAACAGAACGCGCTAGTAAGAATTTTCATAGACTATTAGAAGATGAAGGTGTTGATGATGGTAAGCTAAGAGTGTCTGTTACAGGGGGTGGATGTGCTGGATATGAATATAAGTTAACTTTTGATAGCCATCCAAGTAAATTTGATTTAGAATTCGAATCTTTAGGTATAAATATTCTAGTAGATAAAAAATCTCATTTGTTAGTTAATGGTTTAACAATTGATTGGAGTAATGATCTATCAGCTCCTGGTCCGAGATTTGAAAATCCTATAGCTACTTCTACTTGTGGATGCTCTACTAGTTTTAATGTAAAGCAAGATGCTTTCGGACAAGAAAAACCTTCATGGATGCCTTAAATGCCTCGGTTCGGACAATCAGATGATATTGGGATATACAGAGGTCCTAATATTACCAATCCTCAATTAGATAAACAAAATAAAGAAATAGCTGCAGGTAATACTGAAACATTACACTGTAAATGCATATCTTGTGGATTGAATTTTACTGTACAAATGCCCCCTAATAGAAAAGGAGGGAAGACAAAAGTAACTTGTACTAATTGCTATACAGAGCAAATAATATGATATAACATGTTTTACATGCAATGTGTTTTAGATAATGATATATCTGATAAGTATTATAAAGAAGGAGTTATTCATTTCAAAGAAAAGTTTAACTTAAAGCTCGAAATATTTCCAGCAAACACTCCTGATACTTTATCCCCAGAGCTTAGATTCGCTCATTTTAAAACCTCTACAAAAAATAGAAAACTTAAACAACCTCTTACTCCTACAGAAAAAGCTTGTTTTAGTACTCATTTTGAAGGATGGAAGAGATGTATAAAATTAGGTCAATCTATAATGATATTCGAACATGATGCTAGATTAAATCCAGATATAACAGAAAATTATGATTTAAAAGCTAAGTTTGATTGGTTTTGTAGAAGAGGTAAAGATTATCAAGTAGATCATGGTATAGCTATAATGGGTAAGCCTCCAGCTACTGCATATATGATATCTCCAGAATATGCTGCTAGAATGGTAGGATGGGTATATGAGTATCAAGGAAGAAGGAGAAATATACATGATGCTGACTCAAAAGGTATAAACATGCAAACTGATACCTTTATGGATGCTTATCACAGAGGATTCATGTATCAACAAACTGGAGATAAAAGCTATTTTAATAAACTAAAAGCACATAAGGCTCGTAAAGTATTTCTTCAATCAAAAGACTATGGAAAGATAGTAGATCATGGACCGCAAGATAAGTAAGGTTAGAAGAGTAACAAATTTAGAAGAAGCTATATTACTATGTAAGGATGATCCTGTAAGACCTAATATAGACCCTCAATGGCGTATTACACCTCCTAGAGAAATGTATACAATTGATAAGAAAGCAGTTGTATGCGTAACATTTACTAATAGTCTTCCTATTTCAGAAATGGATTTAGTAGGAAGAATTCATACAGGTAATATAGCTATATTTTATACCGTATGGTCTAAAGAAAAGGGTTTAGGAAGATTAGTGCTCAATGAGACGCTAAATATAATAAGTAAAAGAGCTACGATTAAAAGATTTATAACTCTCAGCCCTAAAACAGAGATGGCCAAAAGGTTTCATCTATCCAACGGGGCAACTTTACTTCAAGAAAATTTCGACACAAATAATTTCGAGTACAAAGTATGAAAAATCTCGGTCTCTTTGTTATGTTCGTGTGTGCATTCCTTATGTCATGTTCCCAAGCTGAAGTTGAAGTTCAAAACTTACCAAAACCAGATAATGCTACATTAGAAGAATTAGTAGAAGCTCCTATAGAAGTAAGTCCTTATAAAGAAGGATGGACAGATAAAAATAGAGGTTTCTGGGCAGCTAATTATTGGGCTATGTTGGCTTCTAACCCTCAGACTAGAATGAGATTTCTTCCTCAGAGCGTCTATGAGATATCGACTTGTATTGTAGATACATGGGCTCAGCAAGTTACTTTTAATGAGTTTAGTAATAATGTTGCTAAGTCTAATGATCCAGTTGTAGCAAACCAAATGTATCAAATTACTTACCAATGTACTGAGTTTGAAATATTAAGAATTAACTCTAAGAAAGAGGTATTAGATCCAAAAAATTCTATATAGCTAAATAGCTCTATAGATAAGGAGTTAATATGATTAGTTTTAAAAAATCACTAAGTGAGGCTGTATTTAAAGGTGCCTCTATGCAACCCGTAGTTGATAGAATCATTGCTGTTCTTCAAAGAAGATCAGGTAAGAAGATGTATCAATTTGGAGGTGAAAATTATGCTCAGCAATTCACCAAAGCTATGTCCGGAGAAGGAATAGGCTTTCTTTATTTAATGAATACTACTGGTGAAGCTATAAGACTTAACTGGGAAAAGAAAAATAGCAGACAAGCAGCTATTACTTCCTGTGATTACTGGAAAAACTGGAAAATAGGAGAGGATGATTATCCTAATCCTGAAACTACACTTAAAGGTCTACAATATCTTAACTCCGTACAATTAATAGACGCTTTAGTTTCATTCATTAAATCTCCAGCTTCAAGAAGTGTAAATTTAACTATTAGTGAAGCAGCTCAGGGAGAGATAGACTTAGCTCTTATTGCTAGAGCTGCTTATCACGAATTAGGTACTGCTGAAATTAAAGTAAAAGATCTTAAAAGCATAGCTAGAAGATTAGGTAGAAAAGTAAGTTACTATCATCTATCTAAATTACCTAAAGAAAAAAGAGGACAGGTTAATGTAACTATGTTGTTAGATACAGATACAGGAGAATCTGAATCAACAACAGATCCAGTGATGGATAAAATTGAGAGACATGTAGAAAAAGTACCTGTAGAAACTCTTTTTCAAGATCTAGCTGATCTAGCAGACTTAGTGATTTATGGAAATAGACCCTCTTTAGTAATTACAGGTTCAGGAGGTACTGGTAAATCATTTACTGTAAAACAAAGAATTAAAGAATCTGGATTAAGAAAAGGTGCTGATTTTAACATTCAAAAAGGTGCTACATCAGTCTTTGGACTATATCAGTCATTCTTTCTTAACAGAAATGAAAAACTATTAGTATTTGATGATTGCGATGATGTATTCAAAGATTTAACATCTCAAAATTTACTAAAAGCAGCTTTAGATAGTGATGAACCAAGAGAATTATCCTGGTCATCAAAAAATACAGTACCTATGGATCAAAGTCTACCACCAGATGTTATAGCTAGCATAGAACAAGGTATTGAAGATACTATTTTAAGAGGAGGTGATGAAGAAGGTAAAATGCCTAAAATACCTGCTACATTTAGGTTTAAAGGCAGAGTAATCTTCATATCTAATTTACCTCAGGATAAAATACCTCAACCAGTTATTTCTCGTTCATTGCTTATAGATGTTACTTTATCCGATAGTGAGATGTTAGATAGAATGAATTCTGTAATAGGATTTATAGCAAAAGATACAGGAGTATCTGAGATGGAAGCCCAAGGAGTATTAAACCGGCTTCAAGATCTAGCCAGTGAAGGTAAGATTTCTAAACCTACAATGAGAACGTTACCTGCAGCTATCAATATAATGAAGTCAGGAATGCCTCGTTGGGAAAGCTTATTAAAGTACGCCGCTGTTAACTAATGAAAGATTGGGTCGATAAAAGACTTAAAGAAATCAAGTTACCAGACAAAGTTATCCTCTTCCCTCTAAGACAGGAGGATATAGAACGTCGTAAAAATGCAGGGATGCAATACGACAGATTTTGTGGTGATGACGCCCGTGATTTGAAAAACGATTTAAACAATGAACATGAATAAATATGAAGAACTAAGAGAAAATACAGAACCTCTTGGAGCAACGGAGCAGTTTGAAATAAGAGTTTTTCATGCTTCCGGTAATTTTTTGGTTATAGATGAAGATGGTGATTTTATAGTTATAGACAGAGATCAAGCAGAATTTATATCTACCTGCATGTTAACCGATCTTATGCAAACAGAAGAAGTGTCTCTATCATGAAATACTACGAAGACTTTCTAAAAGATTATCTAGATGTTGATGTTCTTAAAGAGCTTAAAACAGTTAAAGACTGGAAGATCTTTGAACGCAATGAGAGTATAATGAAAGAGTATTATGAAGAAGGTCAGTTTTTAACCAAATTAAGAGTTCATTTACATTCAAAAAAATTTATACAATGGGTAGAAGAAGAATCAGGGATAGAAGGTTTAGTTGTTGATTCATATGGTATAGGAGAAGGTGTATCTCTTATGGAGAAAGAACATAAACTTAATCCTCATATAGATTTTAACTGGAATGATAGAATTAAGATGCATAGAGCTGTTAACTTAATGATATATCTTGGATCTGCATCCGGAGGTAATTTTACTATGTATGATGAGGATATGAATGAGAGTAAATCTTATGAACCTATTCATAATTCAGCTATCTTATTTAATCATAGCGAAACTAAAGCTCACGGAGTAAATACAGTAACATCTGGACAAAGATATTCTATTAGACAGTTTTATTATAAGAGTGAAGCTACATGTGATAATCCACATCAATCTCTATATTGGTATAATCCTAAAAAGGGCATGCCAACAAATTCATGATTGACATTAAAGAAGAAATGAAAAAAGTGGGGGCAGGAGGCTACCTTGATGATGATTTTGATAAAAGAGTTAAAGAATCTATTGAAAGCGGTATTCCTACAATATATGTAGGAGGAGATAAAGAATTTACTCATGAAGTAGCTCATGAAATATACGGAAAATTTAAGATAGTACACACAGATGGAACTGAAGAAATAATAGAGGGCGCCACTCCTCTTTGTTCATGCGGCCAATCCAAGTCAAAACCTTATTGTGATCAAACACATCAACAGTTTTTAGCAGATGAAGATAACCCAGATTCAAAAGTTCTATGGGAATATTTAACCAATAAAGAACGCTATGAAATACTAAACGGTATAAAATTAGATCATAAGAAGATAAACAAAAGACATATAGGTTCAAAACCTGGCTGGATGGAAGATGATTGATAAATCTGTTGAAGAAGAATTAAAAGATCTAGGAGCTAGTGGGTATAATGACGGTGTTACAGGTCCTTCATCTAATGAAAAAGATAGAGCAGATGTAGATTTAGAAGATATTCCAACAATACATATTGGAGGATCTGCATGTTATACAAATCAAGTTGCATTAGAAGTTGAAGGAAGATTTAGAATAATTCATACAGATGGAACTGAAGAAATAATAGAAGGTAAAACACCCTTATGCTCCTGTGGACAATCTAAACAAAAACCTTATTGTGATCAAACACATCAACAATTTCTTGCAGATGAAGATAATCCTAACTCTAAAGTACTATGGGAATATCTTACTAATAAAGAACGTTATGAAATACTAAACGGTATTAAATTAGACCATAAAAAAATTAATAAAAGACATATAGGAAGTAAACCTCACTGGATGGAAGAATAATATGATATATTTGTATGGAGATAGTTTTGTTGAAAATGAACCAGCTGAAAATTTAGGACAAAGAGATCATAAACGCTGGTATGATTATATGTCCGAAAGAATGGATGAACCTAACGAAAACTATGGTAAATGTGGAGAGGGTCCAATGTCTTCATTTAAGAAGTTTCATGACCATTTAGAAAAAGGTCATTTTGAGCCTAATCCTAAGTTTGTTTTCTTTTTATCTAGCCCATATAGAATTCCTTGGAAATGGTTATGTCCTCAAGATGATCCAAAATATAGTCCGGAGGGCAAAGAGCCTAGAAGGAACGGTATTGGTATTTCCTCAGCTTATCAAGATTGGGATGTAGAGTATGAAAAGCAAAATCATCCTCATCCTAGAGAAGAAGAATTACATGCTGAATATCATTACACAGAAGAAGAAGTATTTTGTCAAACATCTGTATATCAAGCAATGCAAGATGAATTAGATCATTTAAATCTTAAAAATGTATCATACCTTTATGCCTTATCAAAATTGAATAATTGGCCAATGATGGTCTTTAGAGTTTATGGAATGAACCCTAATCCTTTTAAAAAGAAATATGACGAATCATTGTTTAATCTTGATAGACTTAATGATGATTTATTTCACTTTTACAAATATCCAATGCATGACCATTCAGCAGAAGAGTGGGAAGATGAACATATACAAGAATCTGGAACTATGAATCATTTTACTCATAGAAATCACGTTATATTAAGCAATATTATTACTAATTTCTTTCTTAAGACAAAAGGTACGAAAGAAGAACTAACAGAAAAGTTTCATAAACATTTTATCAGATCTGTAGTTAATCAACATCATCGAAGAGATGGAAATAGAGATACATTTGTAGATTTTGTATACAACTAAATTTTATATTGAACCTCCCACAGTTAACAACTGTGATCTTACACCTTTATTATCAGTTAAAGGTCCTATAGAAGTATATGATGTCTATGAAGTAAATAGAAAAGATATTGTAGACTTTCTTGAAAACCTACCTAATGAAGTAACTTATCATTCAGCTGATGGCGATCTTAAGAGCTCTAAGATTAAAGTAATTTATGAGCCTTATTCTTTTTTAACAGAAATAAGTCAAAGAAGCAGAGATATTTACTTCAATCAAAAGGTGCCACTTCTTAAATGGAACTTTATTAGTTTATGCTCAGCCCCTAAATCTTTTAGATATGATATATTAGATAGGTTTTATAAACATCAATATTTTATATATTCTAACTACCCTTATTCTAAAGTAAATGATACCGATTATAAAGTACATCCTAATTCTAAGCTTGAAGAATATAAAGGGGTTAATGGATTTAACAATCATCACTTTAGAACTCTAACAGAGATAGAAACAGATCATAGAGGGTATCAGGAATTAGTTCCTGTAGAATATCTTCAGTCTAATATTGACTTAGTACTAGAAGCAGATATAGATACTCTCTTTATAACAGAAAAGACCTGGAAACCTATTGCATTTAAAAAGCCTTTTATAATCTATGGTGGTAAAGGTATACACTCTAAATTAGAAGAGTTAGGATTTAAGCTTCATACAGAACTATTTGACTATAGCTTTGATAATGAAGAAAATAGATTAGATCTTATATGTGAGCAAGTAAATAAATATATTGATATGCATCCTAATAAACTTAGAGATATTATTGATTTTGATAAAGTAGAATATAATTATGAAAAGAATAACTATTTACGGAGATAGTTTTGCTGATCCAACTTATGACCAATCTATTCATCCTACCTGGTATAAGTTATTAGAAGAAGAGGGTTATGAAGTAACAAATCTGGGTGAGTCTAATTCCGGCCCTATGTTCTCTTTTAAACATATGTACAAAAATGCTCATAGATATAATAGAGAAGATTTGATAGTTTTTATTTTATCTGGAGTTAATAGATTATGTCTTACAGGGGATCATGATAAAGACGCTGAATTATATAATGATATTGATAAGGATCTTGAAAAGATTTTAAAAGACGAGCTTACATACGGAAATTGGAAATACGAATCATTCTTATATGCCTTATCTATGAAACAGAATTGTAAGGTATTTACATATTTTTTAGATATACAAGAATCATATTTTAAATCTAAATTAAACTACGATAATTACTATTGTCATCGTGAAGGACTAGCAGACGCAAGCTGGAAAGAATATAAAAAAGCAGAAAGAGGAAGAGATGCATCAGATGATCAATATATTAGAATCAATCATCTATCAGCTGAAAATCATATAATAATGTATCAACAGATAGTTAATTTTATAGACTTAAAACCTATACCTAATTTCTTAAGAGGAATATATACAGGTACATATAACGATAAGGAATTTGTGTATGATTGAGGTCATAAAATACGATACTAACAAATATAACTTCAGAGAGTATCTTGAAGGGTGCTTAGGGCCATTAGAAGATATACATAAAAACTTCGATTTAAAACCTGCCCCTTTTAAAACAGGAGGAGGTATATGTGATCCAGATTATGATACATTCTATGGACTAATTGAGAAAGTATTTCAAGAAGTAGTGCATGCACAATATAGATTTAAATTCATGTGGTGGGAGTTTCAAAAGAATATAATAAAAGATTGGTTTAAAGAAGCTATAGTTATTCAACAGCTTCCATCTATTAAGATATTTCCTTCAGGTCAAGATTGGTTATTTGTTGATGATCCTGTAATTGTTAACGGAAGAAAAGTTAACAGACACTTAGAGACAGATCATCCTTTTCATCATCCAGCTTTTGAATCAAATTTCATTGTTCCTTTAATTGATATGGATGAAGATAATGGTATATTTGTAGATGATAAGATGTATGATTGTAAGTACGGAGAAATGATAATATTCAAACAGCTATATCATGGAGGGTATGTTACTAATATATCAGAGAATAGTAGAGTATCAATAGATTTTAAAGCATGCGGATGGAGTGAATATGATAAAAGTATTCTAGATGATATAATGGTTAAGAAAAAAGGTCAATGGATAAAGCAATCCGAGCTGTTTTCAATTGGTAATTATTATAAGTTAATACCATGATAAAACTTAAATCTAATAACGGGTGGGATCCTCTTAAAAGTATAATAGTTGGAGATGCATCAGGTGCGAGGATCCCACCACTAAGTAGATCAATGAGAAATTTCATGTTCGCTAATTTGGAATTTCATCAAATTAGAGAATTATGTGCTCCATGGGTTTATTCCACTAAAGTAATAGATGAGTCTCAGGAAGACTTAGAGATATTAGCAGACACTCTTACTAAAGAAAGTATTACCGTATATAGACCTGAAAAGAAAAACTATGGATGGATGAACTATTGTCCCAGAGATATATTTTTAGTATTAGATGATATAATATTAGAGACTCCTAATGTAATGTCTATAAGAGAGTACGAGTCTTTAGCTTATAGACATATCTTAAATAAATTAGATGGAAGATGGTTGAAGGCTCCTGTTCCTCAATACTTAGAAGAGTCATTCGATTTCTCAGATCTATCTAGACCTACATTGATGAATGCAGAGATAATGTTTGATGCTCCTAATGTAGTTAGGATGGGTAAGACATTATTGTATCAGATAAGCAATAGCGGTAACCTAAAAGGCTTAAAATGGTTACAACAGACTTTTCCTGAATATAGAATACATCCTGCCAGTCAGTATTCAGGAGCACATATGGATAGTACAATTGTTCCTCTTAGACCTGGATTAGTACTACTTAATGGGCTAAGATGTACTAAAAATGATTATCCCTTAATATTTAAAAACTGGGATAAGATATTCTTTACAGATATTGTAAGCACAGATACTGATGATAGTGGAATATCATCTAATTCAATAGGTTTAAATCTTTTAAGCTTAAACGAAAATACAGTGATAGTTGACAAGAATCAAAAACCTCTTATTAAAATACTAAAACAACACGGGATTAACTCTATTCCTTTAGAGCTAAGACATGCTAGAACGTTAGGAGGGGGTTTTCATTGTGTAACTTTAGATTTACATAGAGAAGGCAAATTAGAACAGTATGAATTCTAAGAAGTGTTCAGCTTTATACAATCATACTAATATTAGAGCTGGAAATAGAATATATCCTTGTTGCAGATTTAAAAAACAGATAGCTACATTTGATGGAGACTTAGATAATGTTCTTCTATCTAAAGAATATTCTGAGCTTAGACAGAGATTTGATAAAGAGCAGATTCCAGAGTGTCAAAAATGCTGGGATGAAGAAGATGCTGGTGTAGAGTCAGAAAGACAGGTTTTTAATAAAAAATGGGATGAGAATTCAAGAGAGATCAAACTAAGAGAGCTGTGGATAGGATTAGATAATATCTGCAACCTTAAATGCACAATGTGTAGTAGTGATTTTAGTAATCAGTTTGATGGTAAAACTATAACTACAAAGTCTTTACATAATATACCTGATATAGAAAGAATGGTTTTCTTAGGAGGAGAACCTTTGATGAATAGCAGATACTTTAGATTATTAGAAACAATGAATAGAGGTATTCTTCATCTTACTATAATAACTAATGGTATGTTTAAAGTAAAAAATAAATGGTCTGAACTATTAAAAGAATGTAAGAGTGTAATGTTCTTTATTAGTATTGATGGATATAAAGATATTAATGATAAAACTAGAATAGGATCTGACTGGAATATAATAGAAAAAAATGTAGCAGATATAGAAAAGAAATGGCCAGTTACTTTCAATACGGTATTGCATAAGAATAATCTAAGAGGTATATACGATCTTCAAAAATGGATAGGAGATAGAAATTGGCAGATAAACATATTAACTCACCCAAAGCATTTAATGATATCAGATATGGATAGAGAAAGAATATCTAAAGAATTTAACCAACATTTCGATTATATGATATGAAATTAGGTTTTATAGAGCTATCACATATTTTTACTAATCAAATTAAACTTCCATACTCTACTGGATGTGTATGGAGCTATTGCAGGACTGATGATGAGATTGCAGCTAATTATACTTTTGACATTCATGATTGGATCTATGTACTTGATGGTAACCTTGATATAGATAAGACTGCTGAGCAATTATCAAAATGTGATGTTGTAGGCGTATCTTATTTTGTATGGAATACGCATGTAAGTGATAAGATATGTAATAGGATAAAAAAGATAAACCCTAAATGTGTAATTGTTTATGGAGGATTAGGTACTCCTAAGTATGGAAGGTGCTGGGATTTCTTAAAAGAGAGGCCTTACGTTGATATCATAGTTCATATGGAAGGTGAGATAGTATTCTGTAATTTACTTAAAGCATTACTGAATAAAACTGATCTAAGAGATGTTAAAGGTATAACAACTCAGTTCTTTCAAACAGAATTAGAGAGCAGAATAAAAAATATAGCTGAGCTACCTAGTCCTTACTTAGATGGGTTATTTGACGATCTTATAGCTATCAAAGATCATACCTATGAATGGGAAAGCTTAATAGAATTGGAAAGAGGGTGCCCTTATACCTGCTCTTTCTGTGAAGTAGGAGATAGGCATTGGACTAAGATTATAAAGCAAGATTATGATAAGATGGTTAAAGAGATAGATTGGGTATCAAAGCATAAGATAGAATACCTACATCTCATTGATAATAATTTTGGTATGTATAAAGATCATAAGATTATATCTGATCTTCTTATTAACAAGTTGGAGACAGAGGGCTTCCCTAACGCTCTTAATATAACTTGGGCTAAGCATAAGAAACCATACCTATTTGATATAGCAGAAGATCTATGGAAAGTAGGTCTTAATAAAAGTGTTACTATAGCTCTGCAATCAATGAACAGCCCTACATTAAAAGCAGTAGAAAGAGCTAACGAAAATACCAACCTAAAACAGGTAGTAGATTATCTTAAAACCAGAGGTATGCCAGCCTACATTGAAACTATATTAGGGTTACCAGAAGAGACATTAGATACGTTTAAAGAAGGTTTATACAGACTAATGGATGATATAGACTATCATAACTATGTTGGAATATATGTTATGGTAGCTCTTCCTAATACTCCTTTTGGAGATCCTGCATATCTTGAAAAATATGGGGTACAGATAAGAGAGACATCTCCAGCATTCTTTCATCACGAACATCCTACTGATCAATTATTACATGATGTTAATAATGTAGTTGTAGGTTCTAATGTAATGAGCTTTGATGATTATATAGAAGCAACTATGTGGAAGTGGTACATAACGTCTTTTCATTTCTTAGGATGGTTAAGAATACTAGCATTAGAGCTCAAAGCTAAGCATAACATAACAATGAGAGAATTTTATGATGGATTGTTTGAATATTTTATGGATGACAAGGAATCTTTGTTTTATAAAGAGTATACGATAACTAAGAGGTTACTATATAAGGTATTTGATAAAGAGATAGTATGGGGTCGTAAAGTATCTGATGTATGTAATTATTACTGGGAATATGAAGAAGCTACAGCTATTAATATAGCTAAAGAGAAAGATAGATTCTATTCAGAGGTAGAGCAATATTTACAGGATGAATATGGATTTAATAGATCTATAACTGACAACCAATACAGTATTATGAAAGATCCTTTCGATGTATATGATGGTAACTTAGAAAAATGGGCCAGAGAATGTATGTGGTGGGGAAGAAGAGCTGATTGGTTTTTTGAAGGTAATGGGCCAGATGTATAGACATCATATGTTACATTTAGATGGTCTAGTAAATTATAAAATATTATATAATGCTTGTTCTGATTACGATAATGATGATATATTTCCCTCAATAAGTATTAATAACATAAACTACGAACAAATACGGTTTGTAGATGTTAAACTATATGATGGATGCTTTAGCAATCGAGATTACGTAAAAATTTTAAGGAAATGTTTAACATCTAATTTTAGTAGAACAGATACATCTATAGAATGGATGAGATATAGAGAATATAGAACAATACATGTGAATAACATTAGACCGGTATATCATATATTTGAATCTGAAGAATATAAGATATTCAAAGAGATGTTAAATGAGAAAGATATACTAACAGATAGAATAATACTAGAAATACACTCTAATTATCCTCTTAAAGTACCCGGTACATCCTCAGAAAATTTAGAAGTAAAGATTCCCGACTCTTTTGAAGTTGAATCCTTCCCAGCATTTCCAGTAATAGAATTTGTAATTAATGATAAAAATAAAACTACAAAAGAGATATTAAAGAAAACATTTGTAAATAAGCGATATCTTAGAGAAAGTATAAAACATTATGATACTAAAAGCTGAATCAACTATAGGAAAATCACATTACCCTGAATTAGAGATTATATCTGAAAAGATAGATGAACCTATTTTTATTCAGGATGACTATGAAGCACAGGGATACTATCCATTAGAAGCTAGAGAAGAGGATAGAATGTTTGAGTTTATTCATAATGCAGCTCATCCAGATAACGATATTACTATATCTAATTTAGATATGAATCTTCAAGCTAATTATGATAGATGGTGTGATATTACTAAGCAAAAGAGAAGATTTAAAATATTAGATAGATCTAACTTTATGATGGATAGGTATGTAAAGACATGCCAATCTCTATGGGCTGAATATAGAGCTCCTGGGCATGAAAAAGGATATAAGATATGTACGTTAGTTAACAATCCAAGAATATACAGATTATTAACATTAGGGCGCTTATCTGGCAAATTAGGTTTTATACATTCATATAAAGCCACACCTACTCACTTATTGGGTGATGATGATGCTATAAAAGATAATTTCAAGCAATTAAGAAATGATTGGGGTAGGGATAAGTATTGGGTATGGCATGGCGGTAATAATATTAAATGGAATAATGTAATTTATCCCTGTGATTATCCAGCTCCTTGTGATCTATCATATGGTGAATTTAAAGCTAGAGAAAAAGTATTATTAACAGAAGAGTGTCCTGAAGCAGCTATAGGAACATCCTGTGAGCATGATGTATTCAGTCCTAAAGAATGGTGGATGTCATATATTGATTTAGTACAAGAGAATAAAGTATGCTTAGCTAGCGTAGCAGGAGATAAGACGTCAAAGCCTTTATACTGGGGTAAGATGTTTCTTACTATAGGAGGACCTGGCTGGTATAAGAGCTTTCAGAAGTTAGGATTCAAATTATATGATGAGCTATTTGATTATAGCTTTGATGATAACCCATCCTTTGAATATAGATGGAAACATATAATGAACCAATGTGATGGTATCTTAGAAATGAGTATGGAAGAATTAGAAGATAAAGAGAAATTCTTAAAACCAAAGATTGATTATAATGCAAGAAGAATCAGAGAACTGGCTGTACTTTAGTCATGGAATAGAACTAAAGAGAGGTGAAAGAAGAAAAGGTAGAGAAAATAAGACACCTCAAGAAAAATATGATAGATGGGTTAATGTTCTAAGGACGTTAGAAGAGAAAACAGATAAAAACATCATTATATGGGATGTAAATGAATCTGGAGGTTATTGGCCTCTTATTTCCACAGAGACAGATAATATGCTAGAAAGGATTCACCAATATTCTCATCCTGATAATAAAATATGGTATGTTAATGGAGATGCTCACGCAGAAAGCAATTATAATGATTGGTATAATTTAGTTAAACCTAAAATGCGAATCAATATGAGTCCTTTAGTTCCTTCTATAGCTGTAGATATCTTTACTAAAAGGCTCAAAGAAATCCCTAAAGATCATCCTTTAAACGGTAACTTTATGCCTAAGCATAAAAAATATCGAGTTATATGCATGGTCAATCAACCTAAGATATCTAGATTATTTACTTTAAGAGAACTAGCTGGCTTACAAGGCTTCATATACTCCTTTAACTGTACTGAAACAGGCAGTATTCAATCTGACGGAAGCTCCTCAAATGATAACTTTAATGAAAAACTAAATCGACTAGGTAAGTTTAAATCATGGGTATGGAAAGAGAATGGAAACGCTATAGAGATAAGAGGAGGAGTAAAAGATAAAGGCAATGTAGCAGATAGAATTTATAGGGTAGATATAGCTGTTGCATTTAATATGAGTAATGAAAAGTTTGATCAATCAAAGAGAATTAACTTTAGAACACCATTTGAAGGATTAAAGGATGATAATGATGCTTATCACGATTTTCTTCCTGTACAAGAATGGTTAGACTCATCTATGGAGCTAATAAATGAAACATATCAAGTAAAAGCTTTTGGACTTAGCGATAAGACATGTAAGGTGTTAGGGTTCTGTAAGCCATTCCTAGTCATTGGATGTGCTGGCTGGTATAAAACGTTCAGAAAACTAGGCTTCGAGTTATATGATGAATTATTTGATTATAGCTTTGATGAGATAGAGTCTTTTAGAGATAGGCATAAACATATTATGAATCAAATAAAAGATATCTTATCTATGGAAGAGAATAAGTTCAATTCTAAGATTGACAGTTTAAATGATAAGTTAGAGTTTAACAAAAGACATTTATTAGAATATAGAGATAAAACTGATTGGGGTGAAACATCTCAAATGGATACTATGATTTTTGAAATGGCAAGGAAGATAGATGAGCGACTGGCTGTTTCTAACTCCTGATGATTGGGAGGAAGATCTTAAAGTATTAAAAGAAAAGACTGATAAGAAAATACTAATAACATATCTAATAGAGTCTTGTGGTTATTGGCCATTGTATGGAGATGAAGGAGATAATATGTTAGAGCTGATACATAATTATTCTCATCCAGATAATCAGATATGGTATGTAAACGGTGATTATTTTGCTCATAGTAATTATGAAAAGTGGTGTAATTTAGTTAAGCCTAAGATGAGAATTAATATGCACCCTTTGGTCCCTTCTAATAATAGAGAGGTTTTCATATCGAGATTAGAAGAGTTTGCAGGAATAGAAGATGTCCCTAAAAAATATAGAGTAATATGTATGGTGAATCAGCCTAAGATATCCAGAATGCTAACATTAAGAGAATTAGCAGGTTATGAAGGATTCATATACTCTTTCAATGGGACCAATATTAAAGATGTTAATGATAGAGGTATTTCATCTGATAAAACATTCAAGGAGTTAACAAAGAACTTAGAAAAGACTGAGCTAAAATGGAGTACAGATGGAAACTCTATAAATTCAACCCCCGTTGATTATTTCTGTGAATTCGATATGAGTAATGACGTATTTAACATGTACAACAGAATTAATTTTAACACTCCATATACTCTTAATAATGATACAGATGCATATCATGACTTTTTACCTGTACAAGAGTGGTTAGAGTCAGAAATAGATTTAGTTTGTGAAACTCTTACGGTAGGAAGATTTCACTTAAGTGAGAAAACCTGTAAGCCATTAGGGTTTAGTAAGCCATTCCTTACAATTGGATGTATGGGATGGTATAGAGTGTTTAAAGAGTTAGGATTTAAGCTATACGACGAATTATTCGATTATAGTTTTGATGATATAGAGTCTTTCAGAGATAGACATAGAGCGATAATAAGTCAAATAACGAGTATATTACATATGGATGCACAAATATTGAAAGACAAACTATCAATAATCAAGGATAAAGTGAATTATAACAATAAACATTTCTTAGAACTAAGAGAATACATGGATATTCCTAAAATAGCAAAGCAAATAGATGACTCCAGATAATTGGTTATTTTTTAGTGATGGGCTTCAGTTTGAAAGCTATGAGCAGTGGAGTAGCCCATGGGAATTAGCTCATCCTACAGATAGGGATTGGAAAGTATCTCTTAAAGCCCTATCTAATCCAACAGATAAGAAAATTATAGTATTTGATGGTATAGAATCTGGTGGTTATTGGCCATTGATAGGTAGTGAAGCTGAACCTCTATTACATTTGATTCACACTCATTCACATCCAGATAATAAAATATGGTTTACAAATACTGATGCATATGCACAAAGAAATTATGAGGATTGGTGTAGTTTAGTAAATCCTAAGATGCGAATAAACGTTAAGCCTTTACATCCCGGTAATGATCTCTTTAAATTCATAAAGAGACATGATAAGTTCGATGGAGAGTTAAAGTTTAACAGAAAGCATAGGGTTATTTGTATGGTAAATAGACCTACTTATGCCAGATTGCTTACGCTTAGAGAGCTAGCAGGACTTAACGGCTTTACATATTCATATAACTGTACAGATCTTAGCTATGTACAAATAGATGGAGAATCAAATAACGAATGCTTTGATATGCACTTAGGAATGACTGTAGAAGCTCCCTGGAGATATTCAGATGACGGAAATAAGATAGAGTTTTTAGATACCTCAGATTATGTTGACTTAAATTGCGGTGTCAATATGAGCAACAAAAGATTTGATCAGTCAAAAAGAGTAAATCTAAAGACAGTGCATAGTATGGAAGATGATCCGGATGCTTATCATGATTTCTTACCAGTGCAGGAATGGTTAGATTCTGACATAGATTTAGTATGTGAAACACATCAAGTAAGACAATTTCATTTTAGTGATAAAACTATGAGGCCTTTAGGGTTTGGTAAACCTTTCTTAGTCATTGGATGTCATGGATGGTATAAGGCTTTTAAAGAATTAGGATTTCAATTATATGATGAGCTATTCGATTATAGTTTTGATGATATTGAGCCATTTAATGATAGACATTCTGCTATATTATATCAAATAAAAAACATCCTAAATATGGATGAGACTATATTAAACAATAAACTACTTGAAATAAGAGATAAAATCTCTTATAATAAGAATCTCTTGTTAGGATATAGAGATTTTGAAATGAACGCGTTTGAAATGGCAAGATGTATAGACCATTACCAGAAAACATAACCATTAGAGATAGCGGTATACACGGTTTAGGTTTATTTGCTACAGCAGATATTGGTTATGGTACTATGATAGGTAAGATACATTTCCCATCTAACAATCCAGATGAACCACATAGAACACCAATTGGTGCTTTTGGTAATCATTCAGATGATCCTAACTGTAGTAAGATGTATTTCGATGATGACGGATCTTGGTGGGTATTTGCTAATAGAGATATTAAAGAAGGCGAAGAGATAACTTGGAAATATACTTTGTATGAGGTTTAATGGAATGGATTTGGCTGTTTTTAAGTTTGTACCCTATATGGGTTGTAATCAATTTAATAACTCCTAGATTAGGACTACCATGTCTCTGAGGACTAGCATTCACCCTCCGGTTCGGATGGGCAAGGATAAAAAAGAGATTAAACTCCCAATAGTCGATCATGGTGTTGATATCATAGGAGATGAATGGGAAATAGATATGGTTGTATCTGTAAATGTTAAGAAAAAAGAGAATGATGAAGACAAAGAAGACTAAACACGAAGGTGATGAAGGAACAGTAGCATTTTGGTTATGGATGAAAGCAATATACAAGGATTAAATGAAGGGAGCCTTACTCGGGCTTTCGTTATTAGTAGGTGGATGCATCAGTGGAACACCGTGCGTAGATGGCAATTGGGATAAGTTTAACTGTATACCTATAGAATCCTACGTTAATTATAATCAATGTATAGGTAAATGTGAAGTGGAGTTAACGCCTAAATCAAAACCATACAAACCTGATGAATGGATTAGGCCAAGACCCTACGTATATCCTTGAGATTTTGA